CTGTAGGTGTATATGTGTTTATATCCTCTTGATCTGAGAATCTAATAAACATATCATCTTGTGTTGATGTATCTCCAATAGTTGTTTCTGTTCCATAAAATACTAAGTGACGATCCGGTGTTGATACAACCATATGTCTTGATGCTGTTGGTGCACCAGATATAATTGTGGCTCTTGTGTTTTCTGCATTTGTTGCAGCAGAATTCCATTCAAATACAGCACTGTCATGAATTAAACAAATGGCTTTATCACCAAAGTTATCTAGTGACCACATACCTGGTTCTAATACTAAGTCACCTGATGCTGCCTCACCCCATGCAACGAAGTTTGTTGTACTCGTAACTGTTGCTCCACCACTATGTGCAGCTTTAGTTGTACCTCTTACTTCTCTAGTTACACCTGTAAGTTCATTACCAGATATTCCTGTGTATGATATTTCTTCATTGTCTATTTTTATAAAGTTTGTGCCCGTGCTTGGAAATTGTGAAACATCTCCTAATATAATTCCTGTAGTAACAGTATCGTTAATACCATTTGTTAAAGTTGTTGTGGGCTCTCCTGCTACTTCACCACCCCAAGATCCAAGAGACCAACCAAAACCTTTTGCTTGTACAGCTGGTCCTACAGGATAATAGTGTTGAACTCTTATACCGCCTGATGTAGTTGCACCAGATCCAGATTCATTTGATGGCATAGTAATTGTAATAGTTGTGCTCGTAGGCACAGTAGTTACCATAAATTTTTTATCGTTAAAATCAGATGCACCAAAATTTGAATTGGTAATAGAACTAAAATTATCTAACAATATAATATCTTGCTCTCCAATATTATGAGGACTAGAGAAAGTTATAGTAACAGTTGACGATCCGTTAGTCGTGCTAAATGCATTTGTAAGCGTTGTCGTAGATTTAATTGGATGTATGTCATAAAACACACCACCTGAGTATGCATATAAAATTCTGTTTGTTCCAATAATTGCGTATTTTCTAGCTTTACTATTTACAAAATGATGAAGACCTCTACCAGCACCTGTTAATTTATCATCACCAAGTTGTTTCCAACCACCTATTTTTTCAGGTGTGCCATATCTAAACCTAACATTATCACAGTCGATCCATTGACCTTCTGCTCCTGTTGGCGTTATTTGTTTATTGATACCAGGTTGAAACCCTATTTTTTGTAGCATATAACCTCATTATATTACGCATTCCTTATTGGAGGAATACCTAACATTGGCCTTTTGTCGAACCTGTTTTTTTCAGCAAAAGGACCATTTACATGGTTATAGTGAAGAAACACCTGACCACAGATGTTGCCCTCAAAAGGTTCTCTCCAATGCTCTAATTCACATCCACTATATACTAGCATATCACCTACATCAAGCAAGACTTTAGTGCCTTTGGGTGCATTGGGTTTATGTATCTGTTTATGCTCGTCTATGACCGTGTCAGCCCCCGTACCATCGATAAATATAGGCCATGGATCTCCACCTAAATTTAATGTGGTAGATATTTCACAAGAAGGTCTGTCTTTGTGTCTTTTTAGTATATCGCCTTTTTTATATATTCTAGCGTATGAATATGTAGGCACTAAATTAAGCCCTGTTTCTTTAGCCATGACTGGTAACATTTTAACCAATAATGTTTCCATAGCAAAATCTGAATAGTGTGAGTAAGTATTAGGCACCTGTTTATCTGTCCATGTTCCGAGCATACCATTATCGTATGTAATATTGTTTCGATACATCCAACTCACTGCATCTCTTTTTAAAAGAAAATAGTTAAATATAAAATTAGCTAACTCGTAGCTAAGTGCGCCTTTGATTATTTGATATTTATTGAAAGCCATTTTGTATAAAATTAAAACTTATTGATATTCTTATATCATCAGATAAATTGGGTTCAACACAATGCCAAAGATAAAATGGAAATATAATTATTCTACCTTCAACTGGATCTAAATGAACCTCTCGCCATAAATGTTTTAAAGGTTGTCCTTTTTTTCTTACAGGCATATTTAATTGAACTCCTGGTCTTGGATCATTACAAGCTAACTTACCAGAATTTTGTGGAGCTTTTACATAGTACACACCACTAAATAAACAATTAGGGTGTATGTGTGGAGCATTATATGCACCAGGGGGATTTATGTTAGCCCACATATTACCTAATACAGGTTCTCTATCTAACCATTCTTCTTTCCATATATCTTGCATCATTATAAATAATTCATCTACTAAAGGTTTAAATATAGGTATTTGATGCATTTCAGTTGTAGAGTGCCAACCATCATTACGATTTGTTTTTTTTACACCAGGATCTCTTTTAGACCACGCAACTATTTCATTAGCAAATAATTGATTATTTAATTTAACATCTTTACCATATATGGTTGTTGGAAAAAATTGTTCTTTAATCATCTAAAAGGTTTACCTCCAAACCAAACAACAAGTGATTGTCTAACTCCTTTTATTACTGGTTGTACTCTGTGATTTAAAAATGATGCAAATACTATTGCATGACCTTGTTTGAGTTCTGCAAATTTTCCAGGCGCCATAAGTTCTAAATGTCCACCTTCAAACTCTGATGGATCATTTAATAATAACGTCATTGATATTTTTCTAACTGGTGGTTCGTGTTGCATGTGTGTATCACAATCCATATGCCAATCATAAAATCCCCCCTCTGGATATTCTGTAAACTGAGCTTGTTCTGTAACTCTTATATCTCCAAAACCAAAATGATTCTCATTTGCTTTTTGTATAAAATTATTAAGATCACGATACATATGTTCCATTTCTTTAAAGGGTATCCAACTAATTGTTGTAACTCTTTTATTTGTATCTGTGCCACCTCCAGGTTTACCCATACCAACTTGTGCTTTTTGTGGTGGTTGTCGTCTACCTGCTTCTATAATCTGCCTACACTGATCTGGTGTAAACAAGGGTGTCGTTGTTTGTATTATCCAACTTTTCCATTTTGGTTCTGTTATAATTTGATTTTCGTACATTAACTTATTCCTCTATTTATAATTGGATTATACAGCACATCCATATTTGCAGCTAGTGTTCGTCTCATACCTGGTCCATTAAATGGATATACACAATGTCTCATATCATATGGAAAGACATAAAAATCTCTTTCTTTAGTTTCTGGTTGAAAATCTACGTTTGCAAACTGACCAGATGCTGAACCTAGTATCTGTAGTCTACCATTCTGTGGTGAATCTGCTGCAGAATATTCTACTCCAAAACTTTCTGGTAATTTTAAAATCATAACACTAGATAGTCCTGTGTGTAATGCGCCTTGGTGCACGTGCACTGGATTATACTCATGCTCAAACATAGTATTAATCCATATAGAATTTAAATGCATTTCATATTGTTTTACCTTGTTCCATTGTAAATAGTGTTCAAATTTTTTACGAAACCATTCTAATACATTTTGTGGTAAAAGATTATGTTTAGTCATTTTATCATTTGGTGGACCATCAAAAAACAAACTATGTTCTTTTTCTATCTTACCTATTAATTGTTTATTAGCAGGTTTTAGTTCTGGATATTTTGTTTCATAAATATGATTAAGAATATAATACACATCTAAAGGCACTTGATATTTTAATACTGCTTGTCCTAAAAATTTAAAATTAAAATCTGATGTGTTCATATTTTTTTCTTATTCTTTCTGGTATTTTATTAACATAAGGATTACTTACCTTTCTAACAACAGTTCTAATTGTGTGCATATTCTTTCCTACTATAGTATCGTCATACTTCATACCATTAACCTCAACTTGTTGCAAGTCTTCAAATCTATGTTTATAATATGGCACTCCCATAAACTTATATATTTTTGTTATTTCTTCTTCAGGTCTTGCAACTAAATCATCATATTTAACAAAGTAACATATATCAGGATAATTAAATGCATTTTTGATTGCCTCTAAATCTTTTGCAACAGCACCATCTTTATTCATAATTTGACTTAATTTTTCTTCATCATTTTTAAAATCAAATCTATTAGGAAATGCATCAGGGTTTTCAGTATACCATTTCATATAACTTGCTAAAACATCTATGACATCTCTAAGTATTACAATGCATTTAAAAGGTCTTTTAAAATGTTTTTGCATTAACGCAAAATTACCTGGTGTCATGACAGGGCCTCTGTCTATAATAATTTTATGTGGCCAATCTTTATAATAAGTGTCATACACCGAATCTAAAACATTATCTAAAGATTTATGATCTGGATAGTTTTGAAACACATCTGTTTCTTTTAACAAGAACAAATCTTTCATTATTTCTAATGTAATAGAATTAGGCGTACACGCTATATCTGGATTTTGATTCATAATACTTGTAAATAAAGTATTGCCAGATCTAGGTTGTGCTACTAAAAAAAATAGTTGTTTATTTTTCTTTGGCTCCAAGGTCACTTGTTAATTGTTCTTTCTTGTTGTAAATCATTTCTCCTGATTTTTTAACTCTTTCTATGGTATTTAATTGACCTAACACATTAAACACTTCTGGCTGCGATGAACCAGATGTTAATGTCTGTGCTTTGTTTTTCATAATCTGATGATATGATTCTAATTGGTGTCTGTTAACATCTTTAGTATCGAATGTGCCATCATCAAACTCTTTTTTTAATGTAGACCAAAGTTTAATTTCTCTCATACGATCTCTTGCAATTAGTTGCATATTAGCTAAACCGTATCTTGTTTCATCAAGATCTATTTTATATTTTTCTAACTTATATTCGTCTTGTTCTGTTTCAATCTTTTTTTCTAACCACTTAACTTTAGCCTCTGATCTTCTGCAATCAAATGATAGACTCATTAAATTTTCTAAAAATACGTTTTGTTCTCTAACACACTGCCAATACTTTGCGGCTTTCGTTGGATACTTCATATCTTGAAGTACAGACATTCTCATTTCTGTTTCTGTTCTAAATACTTGTTTCTTGGTCCATGTGTCTCGAAGCTCGGCTGTCATAGCCTTAAACTCTTTCACGTCTTCTGGATCTAATAAATTATTTAGGCTAGGTGCCTCTTTTTCAATTAACGCATGTATATTTCTTTTCTCTGTCATATGTTTCCTTTCGATTCTTTATATATAACTGTTAAAAGTTATAAGTCAAGTTAACTTGTAGTAATGTTTTTAATTTCAACTGCAGCATCATTGTATAATTCTGATCCTCCTGGAGAAGCATTATTACCTGCACCACAAAAAGCAGCTGTTGTTGATCCAAAACCACCTAAAGTATTTCTTGCAGTAGTCATAGTTGCATCTGCTGACCAAGAACTTCCATCCCATTTTATAGAAGTACCTGTAGTCCCCCCTGGAAGGTCTCCACCAAAAACAAATGCATCTGATATACTACCACCTGAACTTCCTGCGTAAGATCTTGTTGAAGGCAGTGCAGTTTTTGTTGACCATGCGGTTCCATTCCATCCTTCTACACTATCTCGAGCTGAAGGAGGTCCTGAGGGATAAGTAACACCTCCTGCAGCTAATGCAGAATCTTTAGTAGTTCCAATAAGTTGAGGAACATATCTAGCAACACTCATTGATGGATTTGTTGACCATGAACCACCTGATCTTTCATAAGAAGTAGCTACATTTGTAGTTGTATATCCACCTGCAATTAAAGCTTGTTCACCTGGACCACATGCACCTATTTCAATAACAGCTGTTGGCATAGAAGTTCCGCTTGTCCAACTAGAACCATCCCAATCATAAACATTTGCTACTTTAGGTGTTGGTCCGTAACCACCACCCATTGTAGAAAAATCTGAAGTTGTTCCACAACCTACGTTATATCCATGAGCTGCCGGTATGTTTGGTAAATTTGTCCAACTGCTACCATTCCATTCTTCAGCTTCTGCTGAATTAGATGGATTGGCTCCATTTTCACCAGCAAGAATACATGCTGTTTGAGTACCACCACTACTTAAAGCATTGTTATTTCTTGAAGGTCCGGTTGCAGATGTCCATGCTGCAGTTCCTAACACATAACCTTTAAGTTGTCCTAAAGTTGAGTTATACCACACCTCTCCATCTTTTGGATTAGATGGATTTGTTGATACAACATTAACTCTTGTGCCGTGTAATTTTGCGTAAGTCGACATTTAAAATCCTTATGGAATAGTTACATCAGCTGGTCTTGGTCGTAACTCTTTTTCTTCATCAGATAAAGCATCGTAAGCTGCTTGTGCTGCTTGTACTTCAGCATCAACTAAAGCTTGTGCCTCTGACTTAGTTTTAAAAACACCGCCTTTATCAGCTATCCATAAAGCG